TCAACCATTTTATTTTACATTAAAACGTATGAGCATGACATTTCGTACATACATTCATTTATTAAAATGTGCGAAGAGAAATTTGAAAACTCGATTAATGAACAGCTATCAAAACAAAAATATATATTTAAATACAATAGCAAAAAATCGATAGGCGGATACGAAGAACGACAATATGATGATGGCGGCGACTACGTCGGTACGAGAAACACTGGGATTAAATGTGACGAGTATCCGCTTGTAACAAATAAGCATTTGATTCGAAACTGTTTTTTTACACAGCGAGATGCCTTAATTAAGCGCATTGATTTTTTCATTCATAATGAACAATGGTACAATGACCGAGGAATTCCGTATCAGTTGACGCTGATTTTTGAAGGGCCCCCGGGTTGCGGCAAAACATCGACGGTAAAAGGGATTGCCACGTATACGAATCGACACATTGTGGATGTTGATTTGAATGGCATAAAAGACGTGTGCGAGCTTGAAAACATTTTTAATGGCACGCACATCAATGGAAAGTACATTCCGTCGAACAAGCGGATTTTTATGATTGATGAAATTGACAAGTTTTTTGAAACGTTGGATGACCGAGAGCAGAAGGAGAAAATGAGACTGGCGACGGCAAAAGAATCGACAAATTCGAGTATTGTCATTGTGAAAGAGGGTTCTGGTGGAACTGGATCTAACGGATCAACTGAAAATAGGTTTGGATCGAATTTGGCGTCAACGGCTGCGGCGATAAGTGGATGCGCGAATAAAACAACGATGAACGAACTGACAAAGGGACAAATATTGAGCATCATGGACGGGATTATTGAAGCAAAGGGGCGGTTTATTATTTGCACGGCAAACGACACGTCGAAAATTGATCCCACATTTAAACGGCCTGGGCGGATGGATGAGTTTATTTATTTTACAAAGTGTGATGCGGTCATGATTTACGAGCTTATGGATTTGTTTTACGATGGAACGGTGAATGAAGAGCGGGTGCGTTCGAAAGAAGAGTTGGAGCGATTCAAACCGGTAGAGTTCCAGTTGTCACCATCGGAATTGAATAAGATTTGTTTTAATAACATTTCGTCAAGAGAAGAGGCGGAAAAGCGAGTGTTAGAGGGATTAAAATGAAGGGGTAATAAGATTATCATGAACGATGCAATCATTATTTTTTAATATTTTATTTTATTCTTACATTAAAATTATTTTTATTTACTTAAAATAGTATATAAAAATAAACTTTGAATATATTATAAATGCAGAATTTACAACAGCTACAGCAGTTACAACAACTACAACAGCGAAACGGAATTCGACCGCAACAACAGTCCATGCAGCAGCAGTTACAACCATCGATGCAACAAGAAAAAATCGATGTCGATGTGAAAAATGCGATGGAATCGTATTCAGAAAAAGAGAAGTTGATTTTTGAGTTTTTAAAAAACATTATTATTAATTTGATTCTCTCTATAAAGCAGCTGCGAGTAAAGCTGGAGCCGATATTAAATACGCCGAATGTAATTTATGTGGAGATATTCAAAGTGTACGAGGAAATTAAAGCGGAATTTACGACGAGCGACATTGAGAATATAGAGTCTGTTATATCGATAACGACCTGCGTAAATGAAGTGAACGGCATATTTAAGACGGCGTTTACGAGCATTATGGCAGACGGAAAAATCGATATGAACGATGCCGTGCATTTTATGACGTTCATTCATCAAATTATTAACTTGTTTAATGAATATACGGCGAATCAAAATTTCAAGGTGTCACTTTCATCAGGTTGCATACTACAATTTTTATATTTTGTTGTGAAGAGTATTTTAGTTTTAACGCTAGATGGACCAGAAGAGGATAATGCAGTGCAAATGCTGGATGCGTCGGTAAAATTGATAAAAATAACTGTTTTGCCAATTACAAAATGTAAATGTAAATATTTTTGTTTTTCTTATAATTAAAATTAATTTGTTTTATTCATTGTTATACTATATTAAATTGAATTAAATATATTGAACCAATGAATAAATAATTTAACAATTTATGATAATCGTTTAATTTAAAAACATAAATATAATATATATTTATAAATAGTATTATGTTTATTAATGTTGCAGTTGTTGGTTTAGGAAATTGTTGTTCATCACTATATCAAGGTATTCATTATTATAAAAAAAATGATGCAAACCATGACGGCATAATGACTTCTAATATTGGGGGGTATACATTTAGAGACATTCAATTTGTCGCTGGTTTTGATGTGGATAAACGCAAAGTTGGAAAATGTTTTCGGGATGCATTGCTGGAAAAGCCGAACTGTACTATTTTATTTGTTAAAAAGGAAGACATGGAAGAAGGTCCGGTTGTATTGAAGGGGCCGGTATTGGACGGTGTTGCATCATTAATGAATGACCATTCAGAAGATGTAGCATTTCGGGTGGATGACAACAGTACAAGTTTAACAAAGGAAGAAATATGCGGAGTTCTTCGCGAACGCAAAGTTGATATTTTAATTAATTATCTACCAGTGGGTTCACAGTTAGCAAGCGAGTTTTATGCCGAATGTTGTTTAGAAACAGGAGTTTCATTTTTGAACTGCATCCCTGTATTTATTGCAAGTAATCCAACATGGGAACAAAAATTTATTGATGCTGGCATTCCGTTGATCGGAGACGACATTCGCAGCGTATATGGCGCATCCATCCTTTCTCAAATGTTTCAAGAGTTGGCGTTTGCGAGAGGCCATAAAGTTAAATGTCATATTCAGCGTAATATTGGTGGAAACACAGATTTTCTTAATATGACGGATAAGAATAGATTAACTAGTAAAAAAATTTCTAAAGAAAATGTGATTAAAGCACAGAATCGCATTCGTACTGTACCAATAGAAAAAGGAAGTATTCATGCAGGACCGTCAGAATATATCGAATTTTTCAAGGATAATAAAATTGCAAATTTTCATATTGAGATGGAAGGATTTATGGGATCTCCCGTTATTCTCGACGCTCAACTTTCTGTTATCGATAGTCCAAATAGTGCGGGCGTTGTTATAGAAGCAATACGGTATTTGAAAGTTGCGAGAGAGATGTCTTTAAGAGGTGCGCTTCGCGGACCAAGTGCTGCAACAAAGAAAAGTCCTCCTGAACAAATGTTTTTTTCTGAAACTAAATTTGAGTGCGATGAACTTGCCGCGCGAAGATTGACCGACAGGACTCGGATACAAACATCGTGGTATGATGCGACCGAATTATTAAAAACAAGACCATCATATAATAGTTAAATGATAAATTATTATAATATAAAATAAATAATATATAATATATTAAAAAATTGAATTAAATACATGTTTAAAAATATAATAGTATCGCGATATTCACAAACCTAATCCATAAACATTCAATATGTCACAAGGAGGAGGAGGAGGAATTGGAACAATAAAAACATTATGTTTAAATTCGAATGAACACAAGACGACGAAAAAAAATAGACAAAATAAAATAAGCAAACGGAAACTATGGGATCAAATTGAAAGTAGTTTTAATGGTGATTGTAATAATAGTAGCGAAAACGAATACAACAAAAAAAATAACTTGGAATGTGTATATAGAAGCAGCGGACAGAGAGAAGTATGCGACACTTGTTCATCTGCAGTTTGTTTTACGGATGATGGATTTTTGACATGTACGAATCAAAAATGCGGCATTGTATATAGAGATGTTCTTGATCAAGGTGCAGAATGGCGTTATTATGGCGCTGACGACAATCAGTCCAGCGATCCAACACGGTGCGGTATGCCGGTGAATCCGCTCCTTATAGAGTCATCATACGGATGCAAAGTAATGTGCGACGGCGCCACAAGTTACGAAATGCGCAAGTTTCGAAGGTACACAGAATGGCAGTCCATGCCATATCGCGAAAAAGCACAATATGACGAGTTTCAGTGCATAACCATTATTGCACACAATGGCGGGCTACCAAAAATTATTGTAGACGAGGCACTGCGTTATCATAAAAAAATTTCAGAGTTTAAGACGTATCGCGGACTGAATCGTGACGGAATTATTTTGGCTTCAATATATATTGCATGTCGAAAACACGGTTGTCCGCGAACCATTAAAGAGATTGCAACGATATTCAACCTGGATAATACGAGTGCAACTAAAGGTTGCAAAAATGCAATTACGATTATTAATGAACTCGAACACGAATTTGAAAATTCAGACAAGACAAATTTTGGCAAAACGAAGCCGGAGGCTTTTATTGAGCGATATTGTAGTCGGTTGAATATGAATAGTGAGTTAACAAAGGTTTGTCAATTTGTAGCAACGCGAATTGAAAAACAGAATTTAATTCCTGAAAATACGCCACACTCGATTGCTGCGGGAATCATATACTTTGTATCTCAAGTATGCAATTTGAATATTTGTAAGAAAGACGTGAATCGGGTCACGGAAATTAGCGAAGTAACGATTAATAAATGTTTCAAAAAATTGGAACAGTATACGACTAATCTGATACCAGGAGTTATTTTAGAGAAGTATGCGATTATTGATAACAGTGACAATAAATCCAAGTTGTTATCAGAGTGTTAAAAATAAATTAGGGAAATAAGTAAAAAAGAGTTTAAATATTATAATTTAAATATACTATTATAAAAAAAATAATTAACTAATTATGACTAAAATTGAAAGTACGATAAAAAATGATATTATTAGTGATGAAACAATAATTTGTACTAAAAAATCCGAAACGCCAAAACTTATATTTATTGTTCCCTATCGAGACCGCGAACATCATTTAAAATTTTTTTCAGTATACATGAAGCATATTTTGTCGGATTATGATCCAACAACGTATGAAATATACATTGTTCACCAAAAAGATAATCGACCATTTAATCGCGGGGGTATGAAAAATATTGGATTTTTAGCAGTCAAAGAAAAATATCCAAACGAGTATCAAAATATTACATTTGTATTTAACGATGTGGATACGGTTCCATATGACAAGGACATATTGCAATATGAAACGCGGGAAGGCATTGTGAAGCATTTTTATGGAGTGAAATTTGCACTTGGTGGGATTTTTTCAATAAAAGGTGGAGATTTCGAACGAACAAACGGGTTCCCAAATTTTTGGGCGTGGGGCGGAGAAGACAATTATATGCAGTATCGGGTTCTACAGTGCGGTCTGAAAATAGATCGACGCAGTTTTTTCCCGTTGCAGCATCCGAATATTTTGCAAATGGTGGAAGGAATAATGAGAACAATCTCCAGATCGGAAGCTGAAATGGTGTTTTATAAAACGACGAATGATGGGTTATATACGCTAAAAAATGTGATTTATAAGGAGGAAGAATCAGAACATAATGTAAATACAGTCGAATTTCGGTATATTCATGTTTCGCATTTTGATTGCGCATACAATCACGCTTCAAATATATACGAACAACAAAATATTCATGAAGAAAAACGGATAAAGTTTAAATCAAAGGGTTTTGCGGTAGCGACACAAGAAGAACAACAGAGGGCTATGCATCAACAACAATTATTGGCAGAACAAGAAGAACGTATAAAACGGCTACATTTACAACAACAGCGGTACCAACAACGTTTGCAGCAACAGCAACAGCAACAGCAAGAGCAACAGCAACAGCAACAGCAACAGCAACAGCAACAGCAACAGCAACAGCAACAGCAACAGCAACAGCAACAGCAACAGCAACAGCAGCGAGTTGCCAGGCGTGTAAGAAAAGGATTTTTTTAAAATATTTTTTTTATAAATTTTATAAAATTTATAAAAAACAAATGATTTTTTGAATATTTATTTTTTTATAATTTTATATGATGTATTTTTTTTATATTTTTTCAAGGGTGCGCTTGCACTTAGTTTATTTGATATTGTCAATTTAATTTTTTTTATTTTTTTATTTTTTTTACTTACTGTTTTTCTCGTTTTTTGTTTTTTATTTTTCCTAGTGTATTTGTTGTTATTTTTATAATTATATCTATATGCCATACCCATACCCATACCCATACCCATACCCATACCTTCCATATCTCCTCCAAATAAATTTCTTCCTCTTGATGAAAGACCCAATGAAAGATATGAATCATTAAAACCATTTTTTTTTAATATGTCTAACACTATATTATGCAAAGGCATTGTGATTCTTATATTAGCTCCTTCAATATTCATTTTTGTTCTTCTATATTCATCCGTATCTTTAAATGCTCGGTCAAAAAAAATTGTTTTATTTTGATTAAAAAATAAATCTATCATTTCTATTCCGGCAAAACTAATTTCTGGTTTTATTTTAGAATCGATAAATGAATTAAATTGTATTTCTCTGTGAAAATCCTCCATAATACTTTCATATAAAAGACGAATCGATATGACCTGTGCATTTTGAAACAACGATATACCTTTAAACTGAATTGCCCTAACTATAAATTTTAGTAAATTTGATACATGAATAAAATAGAAATCTTGTCTATTTTGAAAATTAAACTCATTTGTTAAAAAAGATTTTAAAATCTTTATAACAACACGTAAAGATTCGATTAAACCGCTTTGGGTATCTGGAAATTCAAAATTTAATTGAATCTTAAATGCGTCTCCTGGATTTGCAAAAAATAATTTTTGATTCAATGCATAATTTAAATGTAGTAACTGCAATGCATCCACTGATGAATTTGATATTTCAGGAGAAGCAGTAAAAATAAAAGTGTGAGTAAACTGTTCTACTGTTTTAAAGCCAATATCAGAAACTTCAACTATACTTTCTTGTGTTCCTTTTGTATTTAAACTAATCTTTACAGTGTCAGGAAACCCCCTTGAACTAGTTTGATACATATGTCCCGATAGCGATTGAAACTGTCTCCACGAAGTATCATCGCGTTGGTCAATATAAATATGAAAAAAATCTCTGGGATAATTCCAAAATAAATTAAATATAGAAGTAATAAAAAAACGATACTGTATAGGATCTACATCATTATTGAATATAACATGAATATCAAAATCCGAAGTATTTTTTGGAATATGCAACTCATCACAGTTAATTTGTGGTAATTTTGAATGACACGCAATCAATTGAAGAAACGTTCTTCCAATAAATGCAAATCGAACATTTTCAACTCGACAAAGTCCGTTTAAAAGTGCTAAAACAAACAACGCTCTAATTCTTTGTCCGCTACCTTGTAAATTCATATAATCTATTAGAGGTGGAGCGTTTACGGAAGCAGAATCAGAAGCAGGAGTTAAAGATGACATCATTTGTAATATGACTTGGTCTGATAGTTCGCGAACAACGGTTGTAATTCTAAAAAATTGTTTTAATGAACAACGAAACATAAATGCGAAACATGCGTGACCTGTATTTCCTTCACATAATGATGCAATATCATTTTCAAATTTTATTAATTTTGGAGATTTTTTTTCGATTAACATGGATTCTGGTTCCAATGTTTTCAATGATTGCAATTCTAATGATTCTAATGATTCTAATGGTTCTAATGATTGCAATGATTCTAATGCTAATGGTTCTAATGATTGCAATGATTCTAATGGTTCTAATGATTGCAATGATTCTAATGGTTCTAATGCTTGTTGCGGTATTTTTTTCTTTTTCAATTTAGAAGTAACAACAGGATGAGAACTAACAGTAACTGCAGAAGGCGCAGAAGAAAAAGGAGAAGCAACGGAAGAAGAAGAAGCAACAACAGCAACAGGCCCTAATAATTCTTGATATGCATCCATCATTTTAGATGAAAATTTTTCCATATTGGTCGCCGTCCATGGAACATTTGTGCGAAGTTTTGGTGGTAACTTTTCGTTTAGCATATTTGCGGCAGCTTGATATTCGCCGGATTGAATTGCAGCTGAAAATTCTGGAAACATGGTTTGTATATCTTTTTTAAAACTATTATTTCTTTGAACAATGTAAGCTTGTTTTTCTTTTTCTGTTAACTGTGGCTGTTTTTCAGCCGCGGATTCCGCTTGTAGTTGTGCAAGTTCAATTTCTTGTTCTCTTCGCATTTGTTCAAGAGCTCTTTGTTTTTTTGCTTCCTCTTGTTTTTTTTGCTGTTCTTTTTTAATATTAAATTGGCGTGTGCGTTCTGCGAGAAGCAATTCTTCTTCTTTCATTCTCTCCAATTCTTTTCGTTGTTGTTGTTTCTTTCGTTCTTCCATGACTTTTATTCGTTTCTCTTCCTCCATAGTATAAATTTCAAAATCGGGAACTTGAATGCAGCATTGAGAAAAATCACTACGAAGTATAATTTTATTGTCTTTTGATAATGAATTTGTGAAAATAAATTGTTCAACCTGTGCACTAAAAATATATAAAAAGCTAAAATAATCATATCCGCGTTCTTTAAATCGAGTATATTTTATTTTTAAATTTTGGATAATCGACTGTATAACAGCTTCGCTTATAGATGACTGTTGTTTTTCATTCATTTTTATTCTAACCGCAGAAACAAACTGAATTGCATGTAATAACGTATTTTCAGACATTGGATTAAAATCAAGATTACGTCTTACATCAAATCCGGAAACATCTTTCCCAGATTTTTTTAAATCCAAAACTTCTTTCAGTGTTAATGTTTTTTCTATTTTTCCAGCGCTTCCTCTAACAAAAAATATATCTTTTTTTTCAAAATCACGCACTAGTCCAAGCGAAACAAAGTTGGGTCTGATTTCATCATTTTGTAATATTTCAGATAGATTTGGCAAATATAATAAAAAAACTGCAAGATGTCCTAATCCAAAGTCAATTTTTTGTTTGTTTTCTTCAGTAGAATTGCTGCCAAAGATAGATATAAATGTTTGGAACATTTCATTTAACAAATAAATATAATTTTCAAACACGATTGAAGAAATTTTATGTAAAGAGTCAAAACACTTATACACCATGACATTTGATAAAAAAGTCAAAGAAACATTTCTCTTATTAAAAATAAAAAATGGCAAAGATGGATCTGGATGTTGTAAAAAGATATACAATTTTGAATATAATAAAACAATGCTAACTAGATTTTTTTGAATCATACCTTTTTTAGTTTCATATGGAAAGCTTCTAATAACTGTATTATAAAAAATAGAATCAAATAAGTAATACAATAAATTTATTAACTGTGCAGGCAAGTAATCTGTTATAACATTTTGAATTACTTGCGGATCCGTTGTTCCATCAGGAATTCTTTCAACTATTGTAAATTTAAAACATATCCAAATGTCAAAAACGAAATTGTAATATTTTTTTAATTCCCCTTGAACGAAATTTAAAGTTTCCTGTAAATTATTACCATTCGTGAGATAGTACTCGTGAGATACTGCACGAACATCATCTTCAGTAAAAAATGATAAACCTGGATTATTTTTTCTAAATATATCTAAAAAAATACACTCTGCCGGACCAGCGCATAATAACGATACAACCTCTTCAGGAGCTATGTAATTACTTTCAATATATTTGTCAATACTTGCTTCATCGCTTTGAGCCATATTTTTATATTTTTATACGGAACAATAAATATAATTAACTATGGTTTTATGATTATTATTTATTTTATAATATAAATATTACGAGATTATATTATATATATTAATTAGTTTTTCTATTCTTTTATAAAATTTTTATATTTATATTTAATTATTGTAGAAAGAAACAAATAATAACATAATTAAAATGCTTCGTTAAAATCAAATATTTCTTCTGTCTTTGTCTTTTCTGCAAGAGCGTATTCACTAACCCGTTTTTCAAAAAAGTTTGTTTTGCCTTCAATGCTTATTAGCTCCATAAAATCAAACGGATTGGAAGAATGATACAGTTTTTCACACCCCAACTGCAAGAGCAGTCGATCGGCAACAAATTCAATGTATTGAATCATGAGTTTTGAATTCATGCCAATCAAACGGCACGGCAGCGCTTCACAAATAAATTCGGTTTCAATGTCGACCGCTTCTTTGACAATGTCTTGTACGCGTGACTTTTGCACCGGTTTTGCCATTTTATTGTACAAAAGCACAGCAAATTCGGTGTGAAGCGCTTCATCACGCGAAATGAGCTCGTTGCTGAATGTGAGTCCGGGCATTAAGCCGCGTTTTTTCATCCAGAAAATAGAACAAAACGCACCTGAAAAAAAGATGCCTTCTACGCAAGCGAATGCAATCAAACGAGTTTGAAATGAGCTCCGCTTATCATGAATCCATTTTTTAGCCCAGTCACCTTTTTTTTTAATGCAAGGAAAATGATGAATGGCATTAAAAAGACGCCCGCGTTCATCGTCATCTTTCACATATGTGTCAATGAGCAAGCTGTAGCATTCGGAATGTATATTTTCCATAGCGATTTGAAACCCATAGAATGCACGGGCTTCGGCGAGTTGAACGTCGGACATGAAACGCACCGCCAAATTCTCAAGAACAATGCCATCGCTTGCAGCAAAAAATGCAAGAATCATGGTTATAAAATATTTTTCGTCATCTTCCAAGGTTTGCCAATGAACGCCGTCCTTTGAAAAATCGATTTCTTCCGCTCTCCAAAAACAATCCACTTGTTTTTTATACATTTTCCAAATGTCATTGTCTTTAAGTGGAAACATTACATAGCGATTATCGTCTTCAGTTAATAAAATGTCAGCGAAATTTGTACCGGTGAGTATTTTTTTTGACATTCCTAAAGTATTAATAATTGTGTATATTTATTCAACAATATTTTTTAAATTTATTAAATAAATATTTAAAATATAATAAATTTAAATATATAATAAAATATATAAAAGCGAAATGAATAACATTTCAATACAAAGTAAA